CTTGTTTCATAGCATCGTCTATCCCAACCTTTACCAAACGTATCATAGGTACTTAATGTTCTGTAAAAGCTTGATCTTTGAGCCGTATAGACTTCTATGACACCTTTAATTGAAGTAGGGTAGTTCTCAACAGCTTGTAATGTAGAAGGACCTATATGACCATCTACTGATGTTTTAAGAAATCCTTGCAATACTTTAGAAGCTCTTGATACACCAGCATTAACTGCAAAATCAAATACTGCCCAATCCAATCCACTAGGCAATTCATCGCCTTTAACTTTGTCCCAGTATTTTCTTTTATATATATCGCCTACAGCTTCTAATGGCATATCCTTTACTTCTTCTTTAGTACATTTTCTACCAAGATAAGCCTCATATACCTTTTTGGTTACTCCATAGTTAGTAGCTCCTCCTGGGTCTTTAGGGTGATCTACATAACCTCCTTCATGTTTTAGAACTAGCTCTAATGCTTTATCAAAGTTACCTATCATTTTTTTAACTTTGCTATAGATTTTAGCCCAAAGCTTGCAGCTATTGAGGCCAAAATCCCGTAACTTAACCATTCAGGACAATCTTCTCTTAAAAACTTAAAGCCATCAGATATGTATGGTTGTAGAGCTGGAATGAAGCACGCAAAAATTAAAGAGATAAAGCAAATAGTCCATGCTTCGTCCTTCCAACTATTGTCAGAAGCGTCCATTGCTTTTTCGTCCCATGATCCTTCTTGCTCAACACGTTTTACTTGTGCTTGTACTTTTGCAACTTCTAATTGTTGTTTGGCTTTGGCTTTCTCTTGTTTGCCTTGAAGCCAAGTCGTGGCAATATTGGCTATTGGTCCCAGTAGTTGTATCATTCTAAACTCCCTTTAATATTTCGTTTAAACCAAAACCTTCAAGCAAAATTAAAGTGAAGAATAATAACAAGATTCCACCAGCTATAAGCTTTCCACTAAAATTTGTTGATCCGATTTTAATAGCCACAAACTCATTGCCTAATATTCGCAAAGACAATTCAAAAGAGTTCTGACCTATATCCAAATTAACAATTTTCTTTTTATCTTCTGTCATTTTGTAATGCTCCTTAAACTTTCCATTACTTTATCTATTGAGGGTTCTTTACTATTTGGATTTAAAACGCATTTGTATTTTCTAGGACAGCCAATATGAATATCGGTAAACTCTATTTCATATGTTTTTTGAGAACCTACATAGATACAAGCCATCTTATCCTTCAAAACTTTTTGTTTCATTAGTCTGCAAGTTGTCATGGTAGGCAGAGATATTGTTCCATTGTTAATCATTTGTTGCCTAGTCAATGGCTTGGTTACAAATTTATACGTATCTGCCATAGCTCTAAACGTCATAACAACGGCAATTATAAATACAGCTATTACACAAAAAACAATTCCCATTGTTTGTAAGGTATCTATAATATCTTTTTGCTTTTGCCTTGCTTCTATTCTTTGTAGCTTTTGAGTTTCTTTAGCCTGGTTAATTCTATTAGCCCGTTCAGCTATAATCTGATCCCATGTAGTCGGACCAAATCTCATGTTCAACATATTCTTTAACTCTTGTCTTTTTTCTTCTAAAAGTTTTCTGTCTATAAAATCTGATGCTGTGGATTCAATTCCAAATTGTTCTTTAATACCAAGACCTTTACCTGAAGCTTTATTCATTTGAGCTTCGCCCTCAAAAAAGCCATCAATCTGTTTAGCTATGCCTGAGATATCGTTTACTGTTTCTATATTTGATTTTATAAAATCGACTGATTTTTTAATAAGGGCTATGCCAGTTAAAGTAGCTGTTACAAATTCCATTAGCTACCTCAAGAGCAACCCTGCCATCATTAGTATCATAGTACCTGCTGTACCAATCATAATTGCTTCAATGCGTTTGATCCGTAAGATAGTTTCTTTCCATCTCTCAGCACATACTGCTTCGTGTGTATCTAGTTCAGCCTTAACAGATTGGATACTTGGTTTAGCCATCATGCACTCTCCAATGCTGTAACTCTGCTAATCAAATCAGCAATCTGTGTTGATTGTGTTTTGTTTTCTGTTTCTAATGCTGTTACTTGTGCTGATAATTCTTGAATTGCTTTTGTTAAGAATGGTATAAGTTCACTTTCAGCTAATCTTTGTCTTTTATCTTTACCTGCTTCTAGCCAAAGACCTAAGCCATCTTTAATATCATATTTATCTATAACTGCTTTAACTTCTTGTGCTATAAAACCATGATTATATTTACCATTCATAACTCTTTCATCAGAATCTTTATCGTAACCTTCCATATCTTCAGGAATGTCTTTTTCTTTTTTCCATTGAAATGTTACTGGTCTAAGTTCATTAATAAATGCAAGACCTACAGTTTCATCTTTAATATCTTCTTTTAATCTTTCATCTGATGGTGCATTCCAACCAGTTCCTCCGAAACCTATACTAGTATCTACCGAACCTTGACCGAATGTAAATGTTTGATTGCCTTGCCCTGCTGCGTTATAGCCGATAACAATTTCGTAATCTATACTGCTTGAACTTGTTTTAGAATAATTACCAATTAATATATTTTGACCACCAGTTTGCAAAGCTGTTGAGTATGTTCCTGATTGATACCCAATCTCAATATTGTTAACACCAGTTGTTAGTCCTTGCCCTGCCTGATAACCGATTGCTGTATTACTGTCTCCAGTAGCAACTTCTAATGCTTCTCTGCCAATGGCTACACAGCTATCAGAACCATTACCACTATACAAAGCCTGCCAACCGATAGCAACATTGTTATTGCCATTATTAGTATAGCCTGCCTGCCAACCAATAGATACGTTATTACTTCCATCTGTTTGACTATACATAGCTTCATGTCCAATCGCTACGTTTCTAACTCCAGTATTAGTTGCATTACCAGACTGAGAACCAATTAGAGTATTAGATGTACCAGTTGTTACTGCACCTCCTGCCGAATAGCCTATGGCTGTATTGTGAGAATCTGTAGCAGATGTAAAGTTTTGAGCATTTAAAGAAAATGCACCTAAAGCAGTTGACTTACTTCCTTTAGTATCTGCCGTTTGAGATTGATACCCTACTGCTACATTATGGTCAGAATCAATTAAAGCATCTCCTGCTAAAGCACCTATAAAAGTGTTGTCTGTGCCAGTCGTTATAGCAGTTCCTGCTTCATCACCAACAAGTACGTTAAATTCACCACCACTAGCTACTGAATCACCTGCATTGACACCTGCACGATAATTAGATCCGCCTAATGTATTAGTAAAAGGTTGCTTTAATATATTTGCTGTATCTGCTGCTTTGGTCATTACTTACTCTCCAATGCTTTAATTCGTGTTTCAAGTGCATCATTTTTAGCTGATAATTCTTGTATGGCTTTTGTTAGTAACGGAATCAATTTAGATGGGTCAATACCTTGTGGAGCAATCTTTGATGCTTCTTTTACATCTCCTACTTTTTTGCCTTTAGGTATTTCATCACCATCAACATAAAGCACTTCTTCTGTCATGGCATCTTTTTCGCCAACTACAGCTTCAGGAATAACTTCTGCAACTTCATGTGCTAGAAAACCATGTATTAATGTACTATTTTTATCTTTTTTCCAACTAAACTTTTTAGGTTTTAACTCTTTTACTTTAGCAGTAGCATCTGTTAAATCTGTTATATTATTTTTTAATCTATAATCTGAAGATGTGTTGAAACTTGTAGTACTGCCAGTAAAGGTAACACTACCCACAGTATTACCATCACCATCTACAAAACTTAGGAAGATACTTGTTCCTGTTCCATCATCATCACCAATTTGCATATAAATACCATACCTGTTAGCATTATCTCCGTCATTGTATACATACATAGCATAATCTGATGCTCCATTATGAAGTATTGTTTGCCTACCATTTACTGTTATTCCATGTGTAGTCGTAACTAACTTTTCAGAATTGTCATAATAAAGACCTACAGCACCATTTGCTATACAAGCAACAGCATTTTCACTGCTATTAACATTCATATAAGCATTAGCACCACTTTGAACTATAAGATTACCAGTTGTATTATTAACATAACTATTTGTACCATCGTGATATAGTTGTAAATCCGAACCTGCACCAAGTTTAATCTTGTCATCATCACCCATATTTAAATGAGTAGCTAAAGTTGTTTCTCCAGTAACTCCTAGTGTACCTCCAATAGTTATAGCACTATCAAAGCTACCACCTGCTGTTTTGCTTACTGTATCTGCCACAGAAAATACATCATACACAACAATAACAACCAGGTCTGATACACTAGCACCTTGAGCCAATACAACAGACGTACCACTTGTACTTGTATAGTCTGCACTACCTAGTAATACACCATTCTGAAATACATCTATGTAGTTTGTATCTGCATAGGATAGAGTTACACCCTCTGTAGAACTGCCAGTAAATGTAGTCTGATTAGCAGTTGCAGTATAGGTGTGAACTCGCCTTACTCCGTTGCTTGGACTTGTGCCAATATATGCCATTGATTATTTCCCTTGTGCTTCTTTCCATGTCTTGTAATTAGCTTTGACTGTATCTGTCCAAGCTGCATTTGCTATTGCTTTTACTTCTGTAGCTTCACTTGATATATCTGAATCCGGATAAATAACATGCCTATGCCTTGACCTACTAATTTCTGTGCCATCTTCTTTAATGACTGTATCTGTCGCAACTTGTATCGCCCAAGTCTTAACTACCTCAATTTTTGGTATTTCTATTGATTTTGTTATTGCCATTATATTCCCTTTCTATACAACGTAAACTACACTAAATGATAAATAGAAGTTACTTACTGCATTATGAGTAATCTCTGCCCACCCAGCATTATGCTTACTTGAGTAAAATGATGAACCAGTTCCAGCAACATAAGGTGATATATTTGAAGAATCAACATCCATAGACACCCCAACATAGGTCATAAGGTTACCAGTTGCTTGATTATCAGCACCAGCTTCAAAAGGCAATCCAGTTATTCTAACCCCCCCTGCTGCTCCACTTGTATTTTTATTTGATAATTGGACATGGGCATAAACCATTCTTCCAATTTTCGTATAAGTTCCTGCTTCGGAAACTGTTGAACTTGGATTTGAAGTAGAGCCAGTAACAGTACAAGTCCAAGCACCTTCTTCATAGTCATCTTGTAAATTAGATGCAGTAGCAGTAGTTACACCAAGATGAACACCTTTACCAGATGCACCAAAGACAATGTTATCTGATAATGTAGACACACCAGTAACACCTAACGTACCACCTATAGTTGTATTGCCACTTATCGTTGCACTATCAACACTAATAGACGTAGGAAATACATCTGTTATGGTTTGTCCAACATATCCCATATTAACTCCTATTCACTAATAGCATCAACTACCGATACCCAAACATCAGCAGAACTTGCAGTATTACTTTTTACTTTGAGTGCATCACCAGACACCATTACTATTTTTGCACCACCATCAAGAACTTGCAAAGCACCTCCTACTGGTATTGGTGCATCTTTAACAATGTGTATGTCGTTTGATCCATCATTAATGTAAACTTCTACTGTTATCTGTGATGAATGAACATTTGCTACTGTTATGCCGACTATGGCATCATATGAGTTTGCAGTCCTTAATGTAGTAGCACCAGTGCCTACTGCATTTGCTGTGTTTCTTTCAAAATCTTGTGCCATTTATTACTCCTTTAAAGTGCAATCGCCATAGCTGTAGCAAATCCTTTTGATGCTTTAGCTGATATTGTTCCTATGTTACTTGCTACTGTATTCACATTAGCTATTGAACCTGCAACAGTTGATATGTTGCTGTTAGCACCTGCTACTGTAGAAATATTACTGTTAGCACCAGCTACTGTGGTTACGTTACTTGCGATACCAGCAACAGTCGTTACATTGCTTGCAACTCCAGCTACTGTTGTAACATTACTGGCAATACCAGCTACAGATGCAATGTTGGTTACTACACCTGATGCTCCAAGAGTAGCCATGTTAGTTACGTTTGCTGATGTAGCTAATAAATTTAAATCAGTAACAATATCGCTTGTAGCAAGTGTATTTAAATCACTTACAATGTCGCTTGTTGCTAATGTATTTATATCGGAAACAATATCGCTTGTTGCCAGGGTATTTAAGTCTGAAACAATATCGGAAGTTGCAAGTGTGTTTAAATCAGAAACTATATCACTAGTAGCTAATGTATTAAGATCGCTTACTATATCACTTGTAGCCAACAAATTTATATCAGTTACAATGTCAGATGTTGCCAATGTATTTAAATCAGCTATTACATCTGATACTGCCAAAGTATTCATATCGGATATAACATCACTTGTTGCAAGTAAAGCCATGTCAGCTATCACATCTGCGTTTCCTAATAATGCCATGTCTGTAATTACATCAGAAGCTGCTAAAGCATTAATATTTGTAATTGCACCAGCAACACTTGTTACATTAGAGCTAATGCCAGCTACTGTGGTTACGTTAGATGCAATTCCAGCTACTGTAGTTACGTTAGCTGATATACCAGCAACTGTTGTAATGTTTCCTGATATTGCAGATACTGTACCCGTGTCAGCTACGTCTCCTCCAATTTCAGCATCTCCAGTTGAATCATTAAAAGCCAAATATTTACCTCTACGAGATACATTAGTTGGTAATGTTATTGAATTTAACGTATCAGTAGTCGGCATACTTAATGCTCTAGCATTATTAGTTTCAACTTGTTGCATTACTGCATAAACTTTATCTAATTCAGTATTTAAACTTGATATATTAAAAGGACCCGATGTGGCAAAGTCACTTGTTCTTACTATAGGTATATCTCTTGAAATTGTTACAGTAGAACTGGTGTAAACTGATCCTAATGTAATATATCCACCAGAGAACCCATCATCTACGGCTGTGCCTGATACTGCAAATGTACCAGCACCTGTGCCTCTAGTTATTACAGTATCAACACCAGCACTACTGGTTATTGTTACATCAATATCATCAAGGGCAAAGAAGGGAAAATCAATAGTAAACTGTGTGGAGTCTGCTGTGTTGCCTCCACCACCTATACTATGTTGTATTCGTGCATCGTTGTCTGCAATAGATATAGTAGCCATAATTATAACCTTTACTCATATTGCACCTTCTTGTTAATTCACATCACTTAGAAGCCATGATTTCGTCCCATATAGGATCAAGATAAGGTAAGTTACCCGTAGGCAATATAAACCTTGCACTTCTAAGAGTTTTATCATCAGCTTCGCCAGTTAATACATCTGTAGCAACGCTACCAGCAGTTGTAATATTACTTGCAGTAGGACCAAATATAGCACCAAGTTTAGCACCAATAGGAAGATACCCTTCCTTTTTACCCATCATTGGTCTCAGACCTAATCTCCAATCAGATAATTTTTCAATACTGTTATTAACATCTGTAAACCAACCTAATGCACCACTTCGATCTACTGCATCAATTAATAACTCAGTATAAGTTTGTTCCTTATCTATTCCATATTGTATCTTTTTTGTTTCATTTACTATAGAGGCTAAAGCTACAAGTAGCATTGCACCTTGCCAAAATGACGCATCTTTTTCTTGAAGTCCCGAAGTTAACAATCTAACTGTAGCTCCTTGACCATAACCTTTGAATTGAGTAATTAATGAACCAAACTCAGTTGATGTCCATAAAGCTCTGTCTCCAGCTCCTGGGGTTATAATAGTTCTTTCAACAGATTGATTTAGTGCATTACGAAATTTTCTAACCATCATAATATCAGACCAATAATCAGTATTAGCAACCCATTCCCCATCTATTTTTTGACCATTGGCTTTAATCATTTTCTGCATACGGGCATGGTCATTTGCATCAATACCATTAGCAAGTAACTTACGTCTGTCTGTCTTACTTAATTTAGTCCAATCAGACATAATTGCACTTGTCATACGAAGGCTTATTATATTGCCAGAAAATTCTTTCATGGCTTGGTTCCAATAGTTTAAACCATTAATCAAAAAGAATATTCCAGTTGATTGATTTAAAGCTCTTTCAATAGCAAAACGACTACCAAATAAATCTCCTATATCAGAAAAGGAATTAGCACGAAGTCCTAATGTTGCGTCTACAGCTATACTAGCTTGTCTTAGTTCTCTTAATTGTAGGCTTTTTAATAATTTTCTGTTTTGTTTAAACATATTACGAAAACCATGTTCGTAAACATTTTTTAAACCTTCAACCATTACTGGTCTTACAATATCAGGTATTGAAGAAACTGCTGCACCACCCATGCCAACAAGAACATTAAATGATTTCATCTGCCTTACAAATCGGCTAGTCATGTTATGAGGGTCTTTAGAAGCTCCGTATGTTCCTCTAAGTCTATCTCTTAACCCCTTTATATCTCTTAAATCATCTGCCAAACCTTGTTTTAGCTTTTGCCTCTCAGCAGTAGTGGGGGCTTTTTTGATTAGTTCGTCATATTCTTCTGCTATCTGTTTAAGAATTTTCTTCATTGATATATCGCCAAAACTTCTTGTTAACTCAATATCAATGCCCATAGTTTTAGTATGATGTCTTGCCAAAACCTCTATATCGTTTTCTAAAAATTCTTCTATAACTTTATCAGGTATGTCATATTTTCTTGCTTTAGTACCACTTGCTTGTGTAATCCAGTCAATTTGGCTTGATGCACCTTCATCTAAATCAAAAAATGGCTTACTTTTTGTGTAATCCATCATTACATCTATAGCAAAATCATCGCCTTCTTTTTTACTAGATTGGTATGCTTGTTGATGCCATGTACTAACTTTGTTGATAAACCTGGATTCATTAGCCATAACCTTATCAATTCTAACTAATTTAGGCACATAACCTAATGCTGTATTTAATAAAACACCACCTTGTTTAAGGGAAGCTAATCTTCTTTCTGCTTCCATTACTTGGTCAGGTCTAGCTTTGCCTTTTGCAACTAATTCTTTAAGCCCTTTAATTTCTTTTCTTATTTGTATTTCAAATAATTTAACATCTTCTGCTTCTTTTTTTATTCCATCAAATAATTTTTTATAGCCTTGTGCAGCTTTTGTAACATGGGGTGTTGCATTGTCACTTACCTCATCTACACCACCATTCCTTATAGCTTTAGAAACCCTTTCACGAAAGCCAACTTCTGAAAGTGTTTTAGTACGTTTAATAAAATCAGCACTTTTTTGACCAAGCATTTGTATTGATCTGCCAATATCTCCTTCTTTGGCAACCAATCCTCTAAAAGCAAGATAGGCTTCATCGGATATTCTAATACTATCCATGAGCATACTTAAATATCTAGTTCTAAAGTTTGTTTCTACAGATTGATCCATAGATTCACCAGTTACAGAGCCACCTCTAACTTTCTTTTGAATTACACCACCCATATCAACTAACTGTGATGCTATTTTCCTTGATGTAAGATTAAGGCTTTGAGTTAATCTTGTAACGGGATTCCATTTAAGCTTTTCAAGTTTTATACCCGTTTCTGCAAGAGCTTCCTGATCCATCAATGATTTTAAAACAATAGGACTTTCAGGATTTGCCATAGAACCAGCACTTCTAAAAATACCTTCTTCTCCTTCTTGGGCAAACTCATCTGCTGGATTTATATTTTGTGTTATACGTCTACCAAAAAAACCACCGACTGTTCCACCAACAACACCAGCTCCAATTAATGGAATTAATGTCTGTGCAAATTCACTTCTTCCTTCATTTTGAGAGGCAATTAAAAATTCTTCAGGAGCATATAAAGCCGTGGTAAAAGCTGCACTACCTATAAATCTTTTAAGAAAACTTGTATTAGATAAGGTCTTATATGTACCAACTGGAGAAACAATTAATGGAGATACTAAACCACCCATACCAATAGCAAGTAAATTACCATTTTCAATTATATCTAAATCTTTTAAATCTGCATCTAGCCTTTCTAATCGCATAGCTGTTTCTTCGGCACTTGCACTATTTAAAAATCGCCATTCATATCCTTCGGGTATTTGTTCATCAGCTAATGGATCGTAAGATGGGTCATCTTCAAAATCAAAATTTTCTATCATTCTCATTATAGATGGAGCAGGGCTATATTGCCTAAATCCAGCTTCAAAAGATTCTCCAAAACTATATTCTTCAGGTGCAGTTACTGGGGATTTGTAAACATCACTATCTGATGCTTGCTCAACAAAATTCATATTATTTTGCATATTAGAAAATATTGAGTTCATTGACTGACGATATAAAGGTGTTTTAATCATCTTACGTTTAAAACCCTCCATCTTTTAGAGTCATAATATTCTTCTAATTCTTCAAGAGTTTCTTTGTTGCTGATTATAGGTAATATGTCTTTTTGATAATTTACTCTAACATTATTGTTAATTGATAACGCAACCTTGTTATACATATTGGTAAATTTTAACCATGTTTCTGCTCTGTCTCTATTACTTTTAATAGTGTCCATAACAGCAGAAATATTGTTTTTACTCATAAAACTAAATGTTGTGAAAATCTTTCTAAATGTCTCACTTGATAATCTTTCCAATGCTAATTTATAATCTTTATTTTCCTGAGATGTATTCCAATGCCAAGTATATCTATCAGATATTGTTTCCCTTCTTCCATCATCTGTTACTGCAACAGCTCTATAGGTCTGCTCTCCTACACCTTCATTATTAGGTAAAAATATTATATTTCCATTATCAATAGCTTCTCTAACTTTTGGGTCTTGTGTTCCACCACCAAATGTCATGTTATATTTAGAAACAACATCTTTTATTAAATCTTCTTGTGTTAATGTATAGGCATCTCCTGGTATTGTTGCTTGCCCATATTTTAACAAGCTAATTCCTTCGGCTAAATAAGCATTGCCATTTTGATCTTCCTGAACATTAATGCGACCTGAAAACTTATACATAGCTCCAATAACGGCACTTTCTAATGCTTGTTGTGGTTTTTTAGGGTCTAATTTTCCTTGAAATACCTGAGATTTAACTTCTCTCATTATCATATTAAACAAAGCTGGGTCTTTTGCTGTTAAATCAGATAAATCATTAACACCATTTTGGTCATACCAAGCTCTCATAGCTTTTGCTACTGTAGGGTCAACATTTAGATTTGGACTTAATATTCTCATAAACCAATTATCGTCTATGTTACTTCCAACTTCTTTTATTATTTTTGTTAAAACTTGCGTGTCATCTAAGTCCTCGTCTCCAAAAAATAAACTTAATGATCTTTTTCCTGATTGCGTATTAAAAGATGAGGCAAAATTACTTGCATCATTATAATACTTTGCACTTTCAAGAATATTTAAATCAAGTTTGTTATTCTCTGCAAATTTATGCCAATAAATTACCCAATCTCTGCCATGTTTTTTAACAAATGCTTGTTTTAAACTTGAATAAAACTTTTTAATGTTATTAAAGCCAACATCATTAGAAGTTAATATGTTATTAAGGGCATTAGATGAGTTTTCTGATAAAAATCCTATTGAAATAGCTGATCCAACTTCTTGATCTACACTTTTAACTCTTATATTTTCATCGTCACTTAATATACTTAATGGCTCATCAAAACCATTTACAAGAACTGTTTTTGGTAATGAATCAACAATTTCATTTCTTTGTGTGTTAGTTACTGGTATTCCAGCTTCTATATTATCTTTAGCTTGGTTAACATTATGAGCTTTAGTCTGAGCTTCGTCCCAAGCAGTTTTGTATTTAGCAACTCTTTTTGCCCATGCTTCTTTTGTGTATTTAGCTGTTTTAGATGTTCCTATAAAACCTTTTTCAATTAATTTATTAACATATGTTGTTTCTAATAATTGTGCTGGGTGTATCATCTGATCTGTTTGACCTGATAGCATAAGCTCTAATTCAAAAGCCAAATCATCATTATTTAAAACAAGTTGATTATCACGATAATCAGCTCCTAATTTTAAAATGGCATTAAAGTTAGGTATGCTTAAATCTTTATTTTCTAAATGGTCATACAACCCATTTATGATTTTATTCTTTTTTTTGTTTTTCAACATATTAATTTGATTGTACTCACTTGGAGCAGTATCGCTTTTGTCTATTTCTCCTATTTCCCCAAGTTTACCAAATTGAACATTTTTAATTAAACGAGTTATATCATTATTAAAATCTTTTACTTGTTCTGATTTTAATTCTTTATTAATAAATTTCATTGCCCTTCTTACAGCAATCTTATCGTCTAAAAGTAATTCACTTATCTGTGTTTCACTTGGCAATATTGGATTTGTAATAAGTAAATTATTAATTAAAGTACTAGCTAATGTTTTAGATTTGAGTTTATTTAATTTATCTTGCTCATCATCTATTTTACCTAATCTTGCAATTTCATTAAGCATTGATTTATAAACAACATCACTTTGAACATTTTTATCATTCAAAAATGAGTCACTTGTTTCTTTTGCCATTTTAAGCATATCGCCATCTGTCATACCACTAGCATGAGCTAAGGTTATGGCATTTGTTGAAACTTTGCTTTGAAGATTAGTTGAATAAGCTATTTTAATTTTGTCAGCTTCAGCAGATGTATCTGTATTATCTTCAATTAACTTAAAGGCTTTTTCTTTTGTTGAAGTTATATATTCATATTCGCTTTCATCTGCCTGACCATTAGTAATAAAATTAGTTTCATATTCTAATATATGTTCAAGGTTACTTGTAGCATTAGCTAAGTTAGTTTTTCTGACGTTATCAAGCATAAAAGCTGATGCCTTACGAGTAGCACCACCCCAAATCTTATTTAAACCTGGGCTTATTGCGTTCCAAACCTCATTATCTACATTGGCTTTAATCGAATTAATATAACCTTTACCAGCAGTTTCTACTAACAGTTTTCCATCATCGCCTACTTTACCACGATTATTTAACAATGAATTTTCAGCATTTTTAATGGCATCATTTTGAATAGCTAATCCATAACTATTAATAGCTTGTTTTTTAAAATATTCTTGAGCTGTTCTTAAATTAGCTTTGTTATATATAGGCGTTGTAAAAGAATTAAGCGTTACCATATCCAAAGGTATTGGAACTCCATTACCATCAACTCTAGTCCCAATTTGTTTACCTTGTTTTTCTGCTTCTATAATAGCTGACTGTAACTGACTTTTATCTACAGTTTCGGTTATGCTAGTAATAGCATTAGCTATATTCTGACTAGCTTGTGCCATAGCCAAACCACCACTATCAGGAACAATATTGCTAGGTCTAACTAAATTCTGTCTTTGTGTTGTTCTTTTAATAGCCATTAAGCTGTACCTTTTTTGTTACCATAACCTTTATATGCATCATAAGCTTTAGCACCTGATGAAGCCGCATTTGCCATACCAGTATACAATGCTCCTTTACCTTTGGTTTTTGAGGCACTTGCACTTAGTTTAAATTGCCTTTGCTTAGATGCACCCATTAGCTTAATTGCACCAACATCAGCTTTGGCTAGTCTGGTTTCTCTGCGTTTAAGATTTGCCATTGATCCACCAGCACCTACAGAAACACCACCTCCAGAACTTGTTGCTGATATAGAGGCAAGTTGCTCTCTTAATTGTGCCGTTCTATTAATGGCTTCCTGATCGGCTTCAATGCCAGCCATTTGAGCTTGTTCAAAAGATGCCTGAGCATCATTAGCATATGCTTTTTGAGCTTGCCTTGCTGCTGCTAAAGACATAACTGCCGATAATGCCATTCCTCCCCAACCCATTAGACTTCCACCTCTAATAATATACCATTCAACGTCATTGGTAATGGCTCCTCTTGTGTTATCGTTACTCTGCCTTCCTTAGACCAACCAAGCAGATACACCTCTTTTCTCTGTGTTAAAGCAGTTGGCTCTAATGAAAAATCATCTGTTACATTTCTTAGCAAAATTCTTGTACCTCCAGCTTTCACATTAAGTGTAGATACTAAATCAAGTACGGCTCTGACTATTCTGCGTTTCTGACCAACACTTACTCCGTCTGGTAATTGCATTTCAGGGGGTAGGGTTGTTATTTCAGGAGTATAAGCCAAACCGATTTCAACAGAAGTTACAGCTTCATCTAATGTTACAACACCACTTCCGTTAGTTGTAAATGTTCCCAAACTATAATTACCTGATCTGACCTGAACGGCAGTATTAGGTAAATGAGCTACAGTCCAAGTAGCTGTGGCACTACCAGTTTGCTGAGATGCCATATCTGTATAATAATCATTTTGAAATAACTCTAATGATGTAACTGTTGAACTATTAATTGTTCTCTCAACTACTGCGTATATCTGTCTGTTTACATTGGTTATATTTTTAAATGTACCTGTTGTATCGTATCTAACCCAGCCTTGTACTTTCTCTTTTCTAATAGACATAAATACGGGCATATGACCATCTGAGTTAAGTAAGTATAAATAACCTTCCATTTGATCTGAAGATTCTCTTTGAGCTTCAATAGCTATAGGTGTTCCAATTATATGCTCTGATAATAATGTAATTGAATCTGAGTTATAGGCTTGTGATATATCGGAAAATATAAATTCACGGATAGCACCTTTAGACTTTGTTAAATAAACAATAGCACCATCAAATTCTTGTGGTTGAACTGATCCTGATCCATAACTTGTTTGCTTTTTAACTGTTATAGTAGAAGGGGTTAACGGCTTATTCTCAGATGTTGGAATATATAATTCTTGCTCTGATGTAAATATCGTTAAAAATCTAAATGACTGCATAGCCTTTATTTCAGATACTTGTGCTTCGGCTATCTGTATCTGAATAGAGTTATCATCTGCACCAGTTCCTACATCAAAGTTTGTAAATTCTCCAATCTTTGACATGAATAGAAAGTTAGGCAAATCCCTACTGCCACCAAATATTAATCTCTGATCGTGAAATGTAACTGTTCGTGCATATCCTCTCACAGATGAAAATACTGGTTCTTGCCAATCTGTAATAGCATTAGTGTTAGCTATTGCACCCGATAATGTTGCTGTAACTACTGTAGCACTTGTATATCCAGTTATTAGGGCATGACGTACTAAAGAAGCTGAATCAACTAACCTTAAATACATTCCGTTATAAGCTGATGTAAAAGCATCTGCACTAGCTGTTAATGTTACCGATCCACTTGTGGCACTTGGAGTAATTGTTGTGCTACCTGATGCAAATTTATAATAAGGTTGAAAGCCAAGACCTGATGAAGTGTCAAAGGCATAAGCAGTAACAGCAAAGTTAGTTGAACTTGTTCTAGTTATTTTCTGCATAGCCATATCAGGGTGAGTTACAAACATTGTATCTCCACTTTGGCTTACTACCAATGATCCAATTTGTGCAGTTGCCCAAGGCATACTTGTTAAAGTCTGCAATATTGCCGTTGGATTGGAAATATCTACAATTCGTAGTTTTCCGTTACTAAATAGAAGTAAATAGGCTTCATCTTCGTCATATACATAAGCTTCCGTCTGATAAGACTCATTTGCAAGGGTCTGAAGGTATCTAAGCCCTGGTCTCCTAGTGCAACCACCCTGAGCTTTTAACCTTACGTTACGGAGTCTGTATGCTCCATTACGATAAGCATCGGCATCAACCCTAGATGACAAAAGAGGGGATAACTCCCCTGATGAAAAATTTGTAGTAAATTGTCTTAATAATGCCATTCATTCAACTCGTTGATTCCCCTTCGATCTTTGCATAAATGCCTGATCCAAGTCTTATTCTGTGGAATCTACTCAATGCAACATTTTGAGTAGTAACTTGCTGTGCATCTCTGGCTTTTGCTCTACGAAATTGTAGGTCTGCCATTTCTCTATATGATTTGGCAATATCTGCTTTTCGTGTAACTGACAAAGCCAAAACTGATGCAAGGCGATATATAACCCATAAGGTAAAAGCTGGTGTCCAATATTGAGTATCAACTCTGTAGATATAGTTTAAAACTACTGTGTCGTTTGCATTAGCATTTATGTATATGTACTTCTCATATATATCGTAAGTCTGAACGGCATCTTCTATTGTAACTGTCTGCACTTGAATAACGGCAGGTTCTGTAGGTAGGGCATAAGCTGAATCCCAACGATCTACTGGTACATCAGCTAATCTTGATAAGACAATCTGACCAGTAGCAAAGTTCCAGTTATTCTGTGCTAGGCAATCTTCGACAATATCTTCATAGCTTGTATTCATAACCAATGCTTCATCTGTTGCATCGGTAAATGATGATAAAGGCTCCATGCCTACTAAAACCATTGCCCTCTGTGCTACTTCAATATCGGTCTTTGCTGTATTTGGCATTTATTAATAAAAACCCTTTTTCTTATCATACATAATTTCGTTAGGCTTAGGTCTTGTCTTGTAAAGATTTCTACCCATTGTTCTGATGTTTTTTGACTTTTGAAATTCTAAAAAAGCACCATGAGTTACACCTACTATTAAGTTACCAACTCTTTCAGGAGCAGACATTTCACCAAAATTCTTATTTTTCTTTTTACTAAAGTAATTCATAGTATTTTTTTTATATTTATAAGAAGTTTGTGGATCGTTAGAATATTTCATATCTACCTCCGAAAATTAGGATTACGATTAATAGTTTTCTTTAAAGTAGCATCGCCAACCTTCTTAGGTTGCATAATGGCTCCAATTACTCCAGCAGGGGTAATCATTTTGGCACCTTTCATTACCTTGCCCATAGTTTTTTTAACAAATGCTTTCCTTGCATCTTTTTTCATTTCATGTTCATAAAAATGCCCAAAAAGATTACTTGCCCTTCTGCCAAGTTTAGCCATTTTATTTTCAGCATTTATAATTGAAGAACTATTAGGATATTTTTTTACTGGTGTTTTAGGTTTACCATATTCGACTGTTGAATCTAAAAAAGCATTTGATAAACTTTTTTGTCTAGCTTGAACAAACTTATGTGCAGCTCTAGGATTCTTTTTATCAACAAGCTTCCTGTTAATAGCACTATCTAATTCATAAATATTTTCTGCTTTTTTTGATATTCTATTAAAAACTAATTTTTTTGTTCTAGGCGTAGGTGCCCTTAATCCTTTTCCACTCATAAAAACCTCCTATGTGTTAGGTGCGTTATATGCATTTATAGGATCAAAAGGACTGTAAGTTCTATCCTTGCCCATAGATTCATTCTTACGATTAAGCATAGCTTCGTATTTCTTATAAGCTTTCATACCTTCTTTGGTATATGGAAATTTCTTACCATCACTTGCTTGTGGCATTGACCTTATCTCCTAGTTTAACTTTTGAACCGAAGGTTTTTGTATAACCTTTAGAAGAAGTAGAGGGAGCTTTTACAGCCACCTCCACTTTAGTTTTTGTAGGCTTCTTAGCCATTATCTACTATCCGTAGTCATGCTGACTATATCGCCAGTATCAATGGCAGAACCATCGTTACTAAGAACAGTACACATTCCAAAACCATTAGATGCGTATATAAAAACAACATCGCCAACATTCATTTCGTTGACCATGCTATTAAAATATCCAGCAGCATCAATAGTATTTAATGCATCTCCAGTACTTTTATAGTGCCAGATATGGAACCCATTACCTGAATAGGAAACCAAACTTAAATCTGCTTGTGCAAACGCCATGTCTACCTCCTAATTCTTGAGTTCACATTCAAATACACCTTCAGCATCGATTAAGACTGAGTTCTGTTGCATTTTGTTTAATACAAAGTAACTGTCCTTATCGTTGTGATATTGCATATTTGAAGTTATGTCTGACCCTATTGCGTGTGCAATAGCATCTGCATGATAAGCATAACACTCTTTATGAGTAGTTCCTGCTGCTCCTGATCCGTTCTTTCCAGTTAAACCTGAATGTGGAAACCACATAAAGCCTAACCATCTCTTAGCAGTCATACCACTAGGAAACGGAAGATCATTTTCACCAACATATTCTGCTCTTGAAAATTGATCTAATGACATAAGTTGAGACCATTGTTCCCAACCTACAACACAATATCTTCTTCCATCATCAGGAACTTCATTGTTACCAAAAGCTTCCATAAGCCCTAAAGCCCAAGCTAATGTGATGCCATTTGAAGTTTCATCATGTGCAGATGTAGTTGTTGTTAACTGATTGATAATTAATTCATCAGTTTTACGTCCAAGTGCATACGCACCTGATTGTTGTGCTACCATCATTTCATCATGGTTGATTCTTAACTGGTCTAGGTCATCTACCCATTCTCCAGCAAAGTAATCTTCCAATGTGACATTGACGTTAGTATGTGCAAGATTCATGGGTGCGATTGATCCATGAGTTGCTTTAGTCGTAGCAAATCCTTTACCGATTTTTTGAAATGTAGTTTTGTTCTTAACTCCATTCCTAGTTCGAACTGTATTTCTAAGCTTAGAACCCATTCTCTGGTAAGCCATATGAACGCCAGACTCAAACTCCTCAATAAAGGAGGTACTAATGCTTGGTAAAGCCATTTAAGTCTCCATTAAAAAGTTAAAATTTACTACTATTCTGGTTGTTCGCTTACCTACTATCCTGAAGTTGTTCCAAATTTGGGCTTCTAAGTAAGATGGACGAGCCTTCTAGCAATTCTAATCTTTCAGAAAATGAAAACTTTGTTAATTCACATTACTAAATTGTTATTTGAGTTTACGAATAGCTTTTCTAAGTCTGTCGATTTCATCAAGATGCCAACTACTTGAGCCACCATGTAACTGTTCCATCTCTGCTTGAGTTTGTTGTAAGTCTAACTCAAGTTCTTCCACAGATTTTTTTTGACTAACTTTGCTTGCACCCATAGTCTTAGGTTTCTTTATTGTTCTCATGCACGTTTCCTTGCTAGTTGATCTGCCATAGCTCTAACTTTAGCAACATAAGCTGGGTCTCCACCATTTTTCCAATATTTTGGGTCTTGTTGTGCAGATTGTAAATCAGATTTAGTAACAACTTCTTGAAACTCTGTAGGAGATGTCATATTAAACTTTGGTTGCCCATTTAACTGCATGATTTCTTCAAAGGCTTGTACCATTCCAGCAGTAGCTGGTATTGATGCAAATACCTTATAAGCATCTTCAGATAAAGATGAGCTTGCCCAAGTATCAACACGTTCCAAACGTCTGTCTGCGTGTTCTC